GTGATACTGTTTGTATCAACTGTAGTTACTAAAAAGTCACGCTTTAGGCATGGGACATTTGATAGTGTGAAAGTATAAGGTCCGGCACTTCCGTCGCCTGTTGCAACGTCCTGCGAGAAATTTAACTTAGGATAGATATTATAAAACTGCTCACGTAGTTGAGTATAGAAAGACTGATATCCAGCAATATACAAAGGTGGGGATATGCTAAGAATCGTATTAACCGGTAGTGTGTATTCATCTTCATGTTGAGTTGTGTAAAACTCATATGTATCGTGCAAGTTCCAAAGTTTTAGGTGTGCGGGTAGGTCTTGCTCGTAGAAAGTATCTATATATTCATCAATTAAACTATCTGGTAGTTGAATAACTGAAGGAGTAGCTGTTAGTCGTCTTACTTTCGTTCTTATCTGCTGTAAAGTACCCATAATTTCCTCTATGTAGCAACATTTTCGTATGTACCTGTAACTGGCACTACATGGCTTTCTGTAAATCCGTTACCGTTTGAGTACGTCGGTGTCAGATACGTAGCTAGTTGCGATGTATCGTAGTCCGATGTAAAGGTGGAGTCCGTTGGTATAGTTAGTACCGTTGCTCGCTTACCAGGTATATCCATACCGTACCTTTCATCTACGTGAAGTCTTACTAGCTGACCCACTACATAACCATGTGCTTCCGTAGTCGTTACGGTAGGTTCGATTGCGTTACTTACGTCGGAAATCTCACGACGTTTAGGAACATAATCCGCATCACTTAACTTAAAAAAAGATGGCGCGTAGATTGTCACTGATAGAACTCCAAAGATTCGAAATTCATACGTGAAATTGAACGTTGTTTTTTATCGACTGCCGGGGTTCCGTCGGCTGCTAAAATATGAGAATGCACGTTGTAGTTGCAGTTCGTATTTAAATGCTTTGCAAGTCCTGCGGGTACTTCGTATTCAACACCATCGAACATTGAAAAACGTCGAACCGGGTCACCTTTGAACTCTCTCCAACAAAGCGTTACATTTCCACCACGCGGCTCATGACATCTAAAGACACCTTTCACCATTCGATTAGACTCTTTACGTCTCTTTTCCATCTCATCTTTCGTAACTTTCTTAACGTTACTGATTGCACTCCCTGAAGTCAGTGCTTCTCCAAATTGCATTACTGCGCTCATTGTAAACCTCCAATGTAAAGCGGCTTTACATACCTACCAATCCCTACCAATTCCTACTAAATTAGTAGTAAGCAGGGGGCTTTCACCCCCCACAATTCCTTATTCGTTGTTTACGAATCCGGCTTTCCATGCTCTCCAATAAATGATATCATTAGTTAAGCCTGCTGGGGAATCTGCCCCGGCTGCTAGATTCATCACAATTTGAGCTTGATTATCAAGTGCTTGCTCTACACCGTTCGCCACGTCGCCAAAAGGGACTAAGTGAGCGTGTGTAAATGGAACACTTGCGGAAGCAGGGAACGCAAACGCAGTAAATGCAGAGCTATCAACATCGCTAAGAGTGACGGTGTTGTTCGCTGTACTCACTGCTGAAACAGTACCTACAATGTTATTCGCCTGTGTCATACCGAAAACGGCCGGCACATGTAGACGAACCTTGTCGTTTACAGCTAAGTTATGAGTCACTGACAATGTAACAACTGCTGAAGTAGCGGCTGTAATTCCTGTGATATAATTCTTAGTTGGAACGTACAAAGGATTGTTAGGAATACGGCGTGAAAATCCTGCTGTTGCATCTGCTGCAAATCCACTCATGTCGATGTAACCCAAAGTGAATGAGTTAGCATCAGGAACCGCAGTAATAGTAAATTCCATTCCTGCAATTTGCAGCATAGCTGTAGTGCCGTACATACGGACTCTATCGCCTACGCTGTATCCATGAGCTGTCGACGTTACAACAGATGTTGCCTTAGCGATGTCAGTACCAGAGGTAGCTTTTGCCGCTTCTGGTGCCTGTACGCTTTGGTCTACACGAGTAAAACCGCCTGAAGTAACGACTTCATGAGTTACGGTACTTGCCGAATCCTCTTTTGAAATCATCTTAGCGGAATCGGATGCATAACCTTTTCTCCAAGAAAATTCTATTCCTCTTCCTGTAGTCTGGGTTGTAGCTGCTTGTGTATGGTTTTCTGTTTCGAAAAAATCGAAATCAGAACGTAGTGCTATTTGTTTCGCGGCCCCTGCTGATGTAAAGGAACCTGACGCGACTAATTGTAAACTAGACATGTTATATTCTCCTTATACAGATAGGGTTACGCGATAATTAATTACCCACGCATCGTTAGTGATACGAGGCACTTCAGCGAATTTATATCCAACTGATGCATTCAGAGCCAAAGGCCCGTCATAGATAGGTGGACGATAAATAAACTGACTGGAATAGCCGTCTTGCTCGATGCAACAGAAAGCCTCAAGTCCACAACAAAATACGTTGTAGATGTCCGCACCGTTCATTGATGCGTTAGCTGAAAGTGAACCGATTGAAGATAGCAAGAAACGTAAGTTCGATACTGAACCGTATTCAGGTCTTAAGACTCTGTCTTGATTCGGGTACTGAACTTTAGCGATGAAACCAGTTACACGGTCTAGGTCACCAATAAGATTAGTGTTTCCTAGTGCGAAAAAGGCATCACGAACAGGTGCAGAACCAAAGCGGTCCTCCCCTTCAATGCCATCACTGATAGTGTAAGCATTATTAGAAAGTAGCACGCGGATGATGTCGTCGACATCTTCACGAGCCAATTCTGTTGGATTATCCCCATTAACGCCCGATACGCCATTTACAAAACTTGCTGAAGAACTGAGCATTTCACGCGTTAGTTCATCCTCTGTTTGACGGTGGCTAACCCCTAGACGCTGAGCGGCTTCGTTCAGAACTGGATCCTGATTTTGAAGCGTTACTTGCTCGTTGAGGTATATATATGTCGGCGCTGTTACTTTCGGTCCCTCATGACCTACTGACCCTAGCTTTCACTATGGGCGGGGGACGCTCTTCGGCTTCCCCTCTTACGGTTTCCCGCAAGTTCAGACTATCGCTTACGAAGGCGATGACGCACTAACGTCTCGTCCCCTTCGTCCTCTGGGCTTAGTCGTTGCTGGTACAGAAACCACTCCGTTGAGTTTCCTCATTTCCATCCATGCACTTTCTCGCAAATGCTGGATTTCCGGAGTTATACGGATGCCATTGAAACTTACCCATTCTTCCATGAACTTAAGGCAAAGGTTCGCTTGTTCTTTTTTAACAAGCAAAAATGGCATAACTAGCGTTAGGAATTTTTGGACATCATCTTTTTTTCTAACCATCCAACGATACATTGGACGTTTATGATGATAAGGCTTTTCTTCGTGAACTTTACCAACCCCTGTAACTTCTACGATTAAATCCAAAGCAACTCTCTCAAGCATTCCAACACGAATACAAGGTGCATAATGAGGGTGATAACATCCCCTTAATGCTCTTTGTTCCATGAATGATTTGCTTGCTTGCCTTTGAATCATTATTGACCCTTCTCCATCTATTATTCCTGCGATATACGCTAACTTCTCTGCTTCCATCGGGTTATCCTACTGTGTTAATATATGTTCCGCATATATTATACACAACTTAGACTTTCCCGTAATCACCAAAGGTTTTATTACGGCACATGTTATGCAGCTTCCTGCATCTTTGCCCAACCGTAGAAATCCATTTGTGCGTCAATGTTGACGGCTGTAAGTTGTTGCGGTGGAGGATGAATCCCTGAATTGCCTAGTGGTACTGTAGCAGTGTTCAGAGGATTGTATCTTCGCATCCTTAGCGTGGTTCCGCCATTCCTAGGCATTTGCTTGAGCATTGCAGGAATTTTGTGAATCATGTAAGGAACTGGAACCGACAACAACTTATAAGAAAACGATTGCTGGACTGGTGCCGGCAATACGCTGCTTGTTGTTATACTCATTAGTTACCCCGTTGTTTGGGCTAACTACCTCGTATTGATGAAATCATCTCCTTTTGAAGCTGTTTCCTTAAGTCAGGGGTTAACCCTTTCTCAAATGAACCAGCTTGACTAAGAGGCGATGAACCTTTAGCAGCTCCTAATGTACCTGGCCTTGTAGCATTCTTATCCATTCGTGCTTGTTCATCTTGAACGCCAACGCTCGGACAGAACGCTTTAACTGCATCGTATACTGATAATGCTTGCTGGTACGGGTCTGTATTCGCCGCCAAAGATGATGCAATATGAGGCTTGTTAGCCTTTAAATATTCCACATTATCTTTGGTGACTACAGAATCGAAATCGGGCAACTCTTTATTCAGACGTTTAGGTAACGCTTCAAGCATGTTTTTTTTCTCTGCTTCATGGCGTTTTTTATCTTCTTTCTCTCGCTGCTCTTGATAAAGTTTTTTAAACTTTCTCTCTGCTAACTTCTCCGCTTGCTCACGAGTTGTCCAGTCATCTCCGGACAGCTCTGCAAGTTCGTCAACCTCGTCCGGTGTTGCCGGTCGTGATTGCTGTTGCATAGACTTCTCAATTTCAGCTAGGCGCGAATCATATACCTGTGTTTGCTGTCTAAGCTCCTCGTTTTCTCTCTGTAGTCGCGCATTACTTTCGCGAATAGCCTTGAAGTTTTGAGCTTTGTCATCTTCAGGCTGGCCGGCCTGCTGATTGTCATAACCTGATCCTTCGTTTCTATACGCTTGTTCATGCGACGGGGAAACTTGTTCTTGTTCAGTCGGAGGGACGAACTCACTGGATACGTCTTGATTCACTGCTTCCGTCATCTGTTTCCTCTTTTTGAGCTTGCGACGCCCTGTTACTGCAAATATCACGCAAATGCACCCTTGACGTGGGCTACGATTAGCATTTACACCCTCAAAATACAACGTGTTGCTTTTTTTTGTCTATAGATTAAGATAATCTATAGTAAAGGAAAAATATTGCTACTTTTTCCAGTATGTTTTATAATAGCAAATTGATAAGGCAGGGCTATGTTAAAAGTTACACACTACCAACCTATACAGGTTGAAGAATCAAAGGTTATCGGAATAGTAAAATTCTATATCCCAGAGTGGGGCCTACATTTGAATGATTGTAGATACATAAGAAAGAAAAATGGAGGCTTCTTTATTGGATTCCCGTCTAAGCGTCATGAAGAAGAAGGTCAAGAAACTACGTATGCGCCATACTTTACGTTTGATAAAGATAGACTAGACAGGTTCCAGTCATCTGGTCAAAAGGCTATAAACGAGTGGATAAAAACTAACGGTGGTCATCGTGATTGATAAGAGAGAGGCTCTGATAATTGAGGAGATTTTTATTCAGTACGGTACAATTTGCACTGCTATTCTCATGCGAAAGCTAGGATGTAACAATACACATGCGCGTTGGATTGCTGAAAATATACGAACTAAGAAAGAGCTAGATAAGCTCACAAAGGACATTAAAAATGATTGAATTTGCGTTTATCACTTTATCTATTGGATTATTCTTATTGCTTTACTTGTACGGTGAGTTAAGTAGAGAGATTGGATATTTGAATGGACGGCACAGAAAAGATTACCAAGAACTCGTTACAAGCATTTTAGTGTGCAAAAATATCATCTACGACTTAAACGAATCTGTCGTAAATTCCAGTAAAATACAACATGACATAGTGGATAAGTTGGATGAGGCAATAGATAAGATTGCTAATCTTGAAACGACTGATAAAGATGAAGAAATAAAATTTATGATTCAAAGAAGTAGAGAAAATCTGAAACGACAACTTGAACACCCGTTAATGAAAAGAATGGGGACCGATATTACGGAGGAAGATGATGAAATATAATCGTGAATTTATAGCCAAACCATGCCCATGCTGCGGTATTCTTTCATAATAATCACCTAAACTATAGGGATTAATTTAAGAGTGTCTGATAATGTACGTTATGTTGTTAAGAAAGGAAATTTAATGGAAAAAAGCAATCTATGGCAATGAAATGTATATCGCTTACATTGTTTCTAGGAGTTGGTATTATTTTCTGGTATTATATTATCACCATGCTACAATGGGCGTTAAATTAGGAAAGGAATATATTATATGATTAGAAAATTATGGAATCAACTTTGGAGAATTCTTGATGTCAAACCTACGAAAACTAATGACTGGCGTGATATGCGCAATCAGCATGATTCATTTAGGAACATGTAGCGTGTACGATGATGGAACAGTAGAGAATAAGGGTGATGGAACCTACATTCTTGTTAAATAATCACACCTAGGCAAGGATGCCTGTCAGAAAATAATTACTTAGTGTTTTCATTGTTAATTTATCAAAACGTTTAAAAAGGGGTAGAATGTTGGACAACAGGCAAAGTATTCGTGATAAACTGATATCTTCTATTCATCTTAATCTATTAAGTACGGATGGAGTAGATGTAATGGATGCAAATAATATTATTTTTAATGTACTTTGTAACATATCGATTATATCTTCCACAAATGAAGAACATCTAGATAAAATGATTGATGCTCACATTCTAGATATGGAAAACAACAGAGAAACAATGCAAAAAAAACTTAAATTATACCTTCAATCAATGGAGAATGAAAAAAATGCGAATTCTAATTAGCTTACTCACTCTTATGACTCTTTCATCCTGCTACGGTTCTGGTCGTTCAGATAATAAAGGTATTAAGGGTGGTTCATTTCATGCCGGTGGCGCTGCATACAGTAGCTCGTGCGCGGCTGCTGTGAATCCTCAGTATTTTCTAGCTTCACGCGACTTAACTGACGAAGAAATGGAAGAAGCTGAAAATCTACCCGGTGGTGGATACTCTGACGGCAAGTGGACCGGTGAAAATCCTCCTGAAAATGAAGATGATAACGGTGACCCTACCTATGCCGCACAACATGTTTGGGAAGATGACAACGGTACTATCATTATAATTGAGGATGACGGGGAAATTACTGAGATTACAACGTAACATGGAACACTTAATTGACAGAGACGTAAAGTTGGAACACTGGGGAGAGGGTGAATGGGTAGACGAACCCGACTACCTTGAGTTTGAACACATGGGTATTCAGTGTGAAATTAATAGGGTACACGCTCCGGACGGACCTAAAGGAGAGTATCTATTCGGAGGTCATCTTTGTGGTTACGTAAAACTTCCTAGTGAAAATTTTATGACAGAGGATGAAATTAATGACCTTGATGTGCATGGTGGAATAACTTTTAACAAAAATACAAGTAATGGGCATTGGGTTGGTTTTGACTGCGCGCATTGCTATGATATTACTCCTTCTACGCAATCAATTAAAAAATCTATAGCTGAGAAATATGCTCATTTAGGAATGTTATGGTCTTCATACAGAAACTTCGAATATGTTAAGTCAGAGGTTGAATCCCTAGCTAAACAGGTAGCAGAATATAGAAAGGCCCCGTAGTTTAGCGGTTAGAACATGAAAAAATGCGCAAAGTGTAAATCATACATCCCTAATTGGATAACTATAGAGGGAGTAAAGAAAAATTTAAGCAAACGTCGTTTTTGCTTATCTTGCTCCCCTTTTGGACTTAGGAATAGAATTGATTATACGAAATATGACGATAGGGAAGGTTATAAAACATGTCGAAAGTGCGAAACTGAAAAACACTTAAGATACTTTTATAAATGCGATGAGAAAAGAGATAAAGCTAGTTCGGTGTGTAAATCTTGCCACGGAGAAATGATTAAAGGACGGCTTAAAGGGTATAAGAGACTTTGTTTAGACTACAAAGGGTCTAAGTGCTCGATTTGTGGTTATAATAGATGCGTAGAAGCTCTTGAATTTCATCATCGCGATAATATAGAAAAAGAATTTTCTATATCTAACGCACGATTTAAGAAATTTGATGATAGAACAAAAAAAGAACTCGACAAATGTGACGTTCTTTGTGCTAACTGTCATCGTGAAGTACACGCCGGGGTCAATGTACAGGGTAGCTTTAGTTTGTTGTGATGGGTAATGAGGGAGAAAAACTTCTAAGCTGAACATATTTATATGTCAGCCTGATATACTCATTATCCCCCTGTTTTTGCGAAGTAGTTCAG